TCGATGAGATCGAAGTGTCTCACATGCAGTCGCCCAATGGCAGAAAGCAGTTCATCCCGGGGATGACCGATAGCGGCGAAGTCAGCGTGCCGCTGAACTACGTTCCCGGCAATGCCACCGATGTTCTGCTGCAGTCGCTGCGCGCCAGCCGCGAAGAGGTGCTGATCGAGTTCACCATTGGTGAAGACGGCACGCCCGAAACCTATTCCGGTTTCCTCAAGGGCTATTCGCGCACCGCGCCGGTGAACGACAAGGCCACGGCCACTGTCACGTTCCGGCTGAACGCGCAAATTATCGAGGAAGGGGGCGCCTGATGGCCAACCGGTTTCTGGGCGAGGTCGATGTGGCCGTGGGCGACAAGCGCTGGCGGCTGCGGCTCGACTTCAACACCATGATCGAATTCGAGGACATGACCGGCAACGATGCCATGTCTTCGTTCGAGGCGATGGAAAAAGGCGAGGCCACGCTGCGCGACATGCGCGCCATGGTCCATGCCTGCATGCTGCACCATCATGCCGATGCCACCGCGCGGGATGCGGGCGAGCTGCTGAGCCATGATGCCGACGCACTGGCGGCATTGGCCAAGGCGGCGATGCCCTCGGCGGAAGAGGCAAAGGCCGTCACCACGCCCGGGGCCGCGCCGGGAAACGCGCAGCCGGGGGCAGCGGTCTAGGGTATCTGGACCTGTATCAGGACTATGTCGCGGCGGGCTATCCGCCCGACACGTTCTGGACGCTTACCCCCCGGCTTTACCTCGCGCAGATGCGCGCTGCCCGCCAGCGCATGGAAGAGGCGCAGAAAGACCAAGTGCACCTTGCGTGGATGACGGCGCGGCTGATCCGGGCCCAGAAGATCCCCGCATTTGAAAAACTGCTGAAGGCGGGCCGATCCGCCGCAGACCCGGAAGAAATCAGGGCGCGCCTTGCCGGCATCACTTCGGTCCTGCCGAAGATGACGTGGGCTGACTGGCGCGCGGCCAAAGGGGCCTGACATGTCGATCATCGGACGGCTGCGCGTCATTCTTGGCGCCGATGCCTCACAGCTGGAATCCACGCTGGCGCAGACGCGCCAGCAGTTCCGCGCGATCTCTGCGGCCTTTGCCGCGACCGCTGCCGCTGCGGGCACCGCCATGCTGGCCGTGTCGCGCGAGGTGATCGCCGGGGCCAATGAAATCCAGAACCTGTCGCAGGCGGCCAACGCGGTGCCGGAGGAGTTCCAGAAATGGTCCGCCGCCACCTCCACCGTGGGGATCGAACAGGACAAGCTGGCCGACATCCTGAAGGATGTGAATGACCGGGTGGGCGACTTCCTGTCCACCGGCGGCGGGCCGATGGCGAATTTTTTCGACAACATCGCGCCCAAGGTGGGCGTGACTGCCGAACAGTTCCGCCATCTGTCCGGGCCGCAGGCGCTGCAGCTCTATGTCGACAGCCTCGAAAAGGCCGGGGTCAGTCAGGGGGAGATGACCTTCTATCTGGAGGCCATGGCTTCGGACCTGACCATGATGCTGCCGCTCCTGCGCAATGGCGGGGCAGAGATGGCCCGCCTCGGCAGCCGGGCCGAAGAGTTCGGCGCGGTGCTGTCGGGGCCGACGCTGGTGGCGATGCAGCGCACGCAGGTGGCGCTGGCAGAGGTCGGGCTGGTGTTCAAGGGCATGGCCTATCAGCTGGCCACCGCGATGCAGCCCAGCATCGAGGCGATGGCCAATGCCTTCACCGCGCTGGCCGAAAGGGGCCAGCCGATCAACACGGCCTTCACCCTGCTGATCGATAACCTCGGGCGCCTCGCGACCTATGGCGCGACTGCTGCGGCTATGCTGGGCACGCGGCTGGCTGCGGGGTTCGTGGCGGCGCGGCTCGCCACCATGACACTGTCCGGCGCCCTGTTGGTTCTGCGCGGGGCGCTGATCCGCACCGGTATCGGGGCACTGATCGTGGCTGCAGGTGAACTCGTTTATCGGTTCGGTGAACTTGTGCGCGGCGCCGGTGGCTTTGGAGAAGCTATGGGCCTTCTGAAGAACGCTGCGATCGAGGTGTGGCAGCGGATCGGGGATGGTGCTGATTTTGTCGCCCAGTCCGTAAGAGCGATGTCCAACAAGATGAACGCTTGGTTCATCGAGAAGCTTGGGAGCATGACTGCCAAGTTTGTCGAATTTACGTGGACGGTTGCTGAAGGGCTGAACGCGATATTCGGCACGACATTGCGCGGCGCCGATGGGTTGATCACGCAGAAGCTACAACTTGCCTATGTCGCGGCAAACGAAGCCGCTGCTGCGGCTGAAAAATCTGCGGCAGCCGCGGCGTCACGATTCTCCGCGCCTCTTGTCCATCTTGAAGCCCTTCGCACGGCCATGAAGGGGGTCGCGACGGAAACACAAGTTGCTACCGACGCAGCGGGTGATTTGAATGAGACACTCGCCGGAAGTGGTGCTGCAGGTGACGAAGAGGGCGGAGGGGCGGGCAGGAAATCTGCGGTTAAGAAAGCCAAGGATGAAATGACCGAACTGGAAAAGCGGGCGCAGTCCGCTGCGGACACCATCCGCTCCAGCTTCACCGACGCCTTCAAGGGGATCGTCTCCGGCGCGCAGACCTTCGGGCAGGCGGTCGGCTCCATCTTGCAGGGTCTGGCAGACATGATGCTGCAGGGTCTCGGCAACGCGATCTTCGGCGGCATCTCAAAATCCTTGGGCGGCATCTTCGCCGGCGCATTTCCTGCCTATGCCAACGGCACGCCGAACCATCCGGGCGGTCTGGCATGGGTGGGCGAGCGCGGGCGCGAGCTGGTCAACCTGCCGCGCGGATCCAGCGTCATCCCGAACAACAAGCTGGGCGGCCCGGATCGGGGGCCCGGCGGCTCCGGATCGGTGCAAGTCCAGATCGTGCCGAGCCCGTATTTCGACGCACGTGTGGGCGGCATTTCGCAGCAAGTGGCGGGGCCTATGGTGCAGGCGGGCATGCAGGCCAGCGCCCAGCAGTTCGGAAATATCGCCCATAGCTTTAACGAACGGGGCACAGCAGGATGAGCCGTCCCCTTGTGACGATCGGCTATCATCTGATGATGGTTACCGATGTCGATTGGACTATCGACTGGCGGGGCAGCCCCACCTCGGACGCCACCAGCGGTTTTACCCAAACCGTGTATAATGCTTTCCCGCGCTGGGTTGGTAGCTTGCAGATGAGGCTGCCCGGCAAGATGATCGGCCACTGGCGTGCGGCAATGTGGGCGGGGCAGGGGCGAGCGGGCATCTACCGCCTGCCGATGATCGACCGGGCCGTGTTCAACCGGGCAGCCGTTCTGTCAGCCGCTCAGGCCGCGCAGGGCAATCCCTTCTCGACTGGAAACTATTTCAGCACTGGAAGCGGATTCGACGCGGGCCCCTTCGTCCCTGCCGCGGCGGCTGCGGCAGGGACGGATGAAATCCGGGTGACCACCGCCAATCCAGCGCTGGTGCCGGTGGCGGGCCAGATTATCAGTGCCGATGACTGGCCGATGGGGGTCACCTATGTGGTGCCGGAGGATGGAAACGTTTACCGCCTCGGCATCCAGATGCCGCTGCGCGCCGCGATTGCAGAGGGCGATCCGATCCGACTTGTCGCTATGGGCCGTTTCGAGGTGCTGGACGATCTCGCGGGGCGGGCCGCCTACGGGCTGGATCTCGTGAGCACCCCTTCCATCAGCTTCCGCGAGGTTCTGACGCGATGACGTTCTTTCCCGAGGGTTTCGATCCGCGCGGCGCTGTCGTGCGGATGATGCACCTCTGCGCGCTGGACACGCCGGACGGCATCCAGCGCTTCATGCTGGGCGCGGACGGCAAGTTCACGGATGTGACCGGCGCGCATTGGTATGGCTCGCAGCTTCTCACCATGTCCGGGTTCCAGAGCGCCATCAACGGCATCGCTCCGGCTGGCCGGATCGGCATGGCTTTCTATGAAGATCCGGGCGGCCCCAGCGTCATCGACTCCATCCGGCAATACGGCGCCGATTATCTGGATGGTCGGCCCATCGATTTCTATGTGCAGCCGCTGCGGTCGGCGGCGGAGTTCTATGCGCCGACGCTGGCGCCTGTGCAATATGGCCGCCGCACCATGCGCACCATCACCATCAGCCTGACCGGGCCGCTGCAGCGCGAGATCGCGGTGGGCTTTGAGGCTTGGAGCGAGGGGCGGCGCACTGCGCGGCGGATCGCGCTGAACACCGCAGGCCATGCGGCGCTGATCGGCGAGGCCAACGTGTCCCTCGAATTCATGCCAACCACCGACTT